AAACAACTCGCTAAAGAATGTCCGGATAGGACATCCAACATTACAGACAAAAGGTCGCCGAGTGGCGGCCCTCTATCTGACCTGTCCGCCTCAGATAAGAGTATTATAACTATTAATCAAAGGACAGACGCTATAGTTCGTGGTTTACTTTTGATATTGGAACACCATTGTGTTCCTAAAGTAATCCAAGAGCATCTGGAGAACCAGATGCATACTTATCTTGATAATTCGTGTAGTGAGACGGTGTGGCTTAAACGATGTAAATACGTTTTGACCTACCCCCTCGCGAAATATCTAAGAAACGAACTTCCCCCCCCTCCAGATCAGGTTTTTGAACCTAAAGGGGCTTTACGTGTGTGGATGCGATCACGCTTTAATGCGTTTAATCGTCGCAATACCCACTTATGGTATTCATGGTTTCAGGCTAAGAGATCAACTCTCCCAGTATCAGATGATATAGTCGATGAGACCTATGAAAAGCATTTTCAAACCCTTACGAAAAGGGATTATGGTGATGATGATGTGATAGATGAGATATTCTCAGATTCAACATTTATGAACCTATTACGAGAACTACGTCAAGAAATAACAGAAAATTACCTTAAACAAAAGGAATTTATTGATTTTGCACCTTCCAAGTCAGCATGTTTTACAAAAACACGCTCACAGGGAGGTCAACAAGACCAGTTATTAGACATTTGTGGTTTAACATCATTCATCAAGAGGAGTGACTTACAAATGGATTGTGATATTGAAGATTTACCTTATTATTTAAGGAAAGATCATATATCACCACCTCCATATGGTCACCTTGCTTTTACTGAATTACATCATATGCGATTTGATCCGGTCGTCTTTGCGACGAAAAATCGGAATTTATATAAAAATCGTGTTACTGAGGTAAGATGCCATTTTGGTAGTGAGCTCTGGGGAGAGCTCAGAACGCACGCAAATAATATGAGGTGTGGATCACCCCTGGATTGTACTATACAAGCGGTTTTAGAACCCAATAAGGTTAGAGTTATCTCAAAAGGAGAAGCCTTACAGTACTATTCTTGTAGACCTTTACAACGTGCAATGCACGATGCTTTACGCCATAGGAGTTGTTTCCGTTTAATTGGGAAACCTTTTTCTCCTACAGATCTGATTGACCTTCGGAAGAAAGCCAAGTCTACGGACTTGTGGTTCTCCATTGATTGGTCTGCAGCTACCGATTCTTTAAGTTGGAAATATTCCGGTCGAATCTTTCGATTCCTCTGTGATGATCTTCCTGATAGAGATCGTGCGGTAGCTCTTGATGTCCTCGGACCACATAATTTGTGGTACCCTACTGCCAAAGGTGGCAAGGTATTTCGAGGTATTCAGCAGAACGGGCAGCTTATGGGATCGATTTTATCCTTCCCGATATTATGTCTTGCTAACCTTGGTGTTTATCTTGTTAATACAAAGATTTCACAAAAGGGTTGGACCCATAAAGAACGATTGGACCATGTCCTCGTTAATGGTGATGATATGATTTATGCTGCCGATGAATCTCTTTGGCAAACTCATGTTGAGTTTGGGAAGAAGGTTGGTCTTGAAATGAGTGTGGGGAAAGCCTACTGTCATCGTGAATACTGCAATATCAATTCTGTTAGTGCACATTATGCACTTCATAGAGATAGTTATCCCTATCGAATTGACTATTTAAATGCAGGTCTATATTTTGGACAACATAAAGTTCAGAATAAAGATGCTAGGTCGGCTGAGTTAGAAGTTTGTTCTAATCGCCTTGAGCCAGAAAGGCTCAGCAAGTTATATGCTGATGCTCATATGAGCCAAAATCCAGCGGATGGTCTTTGTTGTAATTTAAATGTTTTGATGGAAGGTTGTCTTCCAGGTCGTCAGAGCGCTCTTCTATCTAATTTTCTTATAGATCATGCGGACGAACTCCGGAAGGAATGTGTTGGTATTGCCATAAGGTATACTACCCGGGGGAAGAGATCTAGTCTTTTTACTAGAAATATTTTCCTTCCCCTTTCTGTGGGTGGTATGGGGGTTAATCCCCCACCTGGGTTTAAATTTAAGATTAAACCCATTGATCGGCAGGTAGCCCACTCTTTGTCGAGTGGGGCTACTTTAAAAACCTCACAATTTCCACTTCCTGGTTATGAGTTAACTAAATTAGACGAAGAAACGTCTGATCCCTGGTTCCGAAAGGAAGAGGATGATCAAATATTTAGTATAACTATTACTACATTTAAAGCTTCAAAGAGAGTTACGAGGTTGGGCTATATAAATTATGGTCCCAACCATCTCTCCGTTATCTCATAATTAGCGTCTATTGTTGTTGCTAATATTCTTGTTTCGACCACCATGTCGTTAAACTGGGAGTGATTTTCACTGCTTTGGATTTTCAATTATCTGGTTATTATACCAGGTTGATCCTCGCCGGTGAAATCATCATTGGGTTATAGATTATAAACCTCCTAAAACGTTTTCTATATCGAGCTTCTCAGAAGTTGTCATTTGACTTAATTCGATATGTGATGTAAACATTTACGTACCAAGTGCACCTAGAATTAATAGGATGAAAAGGCCAGCCTGGTTAAGTCCAGTAACTGATAGCCAGATATATTCCTTGCCGCACGTAGTGTCGAGAGACTGCACAGGAGGGCGCGTTGCTACTTACGTTTCTCTCATGGATTTGATCCAGACGTGTTATCTATGATGAACAGTCCGCCACATTCTGGTGGAACCAATACAAGAATGAATTTGCAACAGCAATATAAGAGGGAAGTTATGAATGCTATAGGTAAGGCGATTATGACGGGTAATCTCCCGGGCAGTAGACAGCCCGGACCCCGTGCCTTAACCCATGGTAAATCTAAATTCCCTAATAAAGTGATGGCTGGTACCCGAAGAAGGGACACATCACAGGATATGGCACCTTTGTCAGGTGATATGGGGCTTCAAGGGAAGTCCGCTAGTGCAGCTGCTGCCTACTCTAGGCAACAGCGTCCTAAAGCGCCAAAGTTCACAAGAACCTTAAAAGGCGCACGGATACACCATCGTGAATTAGTTACCACAATTATGGGAACTACATCTTTCACAGTGGCTGGATATCCTTGTAATCCCGGTATTTCCACTACCTTTCCTTGGCTTGCGCCACAGGCGGTCCAGTGGGAACAGTACAAGTTTCACTCATTAAAGTTTGAGTATATAACTCGTACGGGATCTAGCACAGCGGGTTCCGTTCTAATGGCTCCTGACTATGATGCAACTGATGTACCACCGCCCTCGGAACAAATTATCTCAACGTATCAAAACGTTGTAGAGGATGTTGTTTGGCGAGATATCTGTTGTTATCTCAATGTAGAATCTATGCATGCCCTTGGCAATCGGAAATTTGTCCGTAGCCAGGCTATTGCTGGTACTGACCTCAAGACCTACGATGTCGCGAATTTCTTTATCGCAACTACTGGTGAGGCAGATACATCTATCATTGGGAAACTTTGGGTTGAATATGATGTTGAACTGTTTGTGCCACAGACAAATATCAGTACTGGGATCTCTACAGGTCCCCAAGTTAGTACTGTTTTGGCAAGTTTCAACAATCAGAATATGACGACTGGTGTAGCAGCTAATATAATGTTTGATCACATTATAGCTGATCCACTGTTCTTTAATGGAGGTAGTTTAGTGCCACCCGCTGGGGGAGTTTATACTCCACAGAAGGGTACGTACATTATAACTACAAATGTTGCCGTGGAAGACACTCAAATTGAGGCTGTCGCGGGCACTTTATCCATTCGTAAGAACGGTGTTTCCGTTTGGTTCAGTACCTTTAAGGGTGCTGGCGCTGCTTCGTCTGTTCATACTCTTTCGACTTGTTATCCGATTTCCTTCAATGGGACGGATACTTTTGATATCAACGTCACCATCATAGGCGCATTGGGTATTTTAAATCTTCTTGGAGATAATACCTCTTGTGTTATCACCTTAGCTTAGGTGCCTGAAATCCTCCGCTGCTGGGGGCGAGCTCTTGAATGAGTGCTATGCCAGCTTACTGTGGAGGTGGTGTCTTGTCTGTGACACCTATGTTATTCTCT